CAGGCTCAAGCGCCCCACGTACAAGTGGTGGCATCTCTGGCAAAGGCGGCAGTAATGTAAACCCGTTTTATAAAGAAATGTTAAAAAGGCTTGGACTTCCTGAGTCAACCGAACAAATAGCCCGCAACGATATTAAAAAAATATTGCAGTCAAATACACCAACAATGGCTGAGTTGGAAAAACGTATTCGCTCAAATCCCAATAAAAAAACTAGATAATTTTTAAAACTACGTTAGGACAATAATGGCATTATCAATAGAGCAGGTAACGGCACGGGTTGAATCCCTGCGTTACCGCAATCACGAACGTGATGCGCGTAACCTTGACGTACTTGCTGTCCGTAAAGGAAAGATTGCCCAGGTTTATCCTAACTTCTTTCCAGAGGGCGTTGATGCAAACGTAGTAGCAAACTTTATTGACATTGTTGCTCGTGACTTATCTGAAGTAATGGCCCCACTGCCTGCCGTTAACTGCTCCGCAGCCAACCAAGTATCTGATAGAGCCCGTACCTTTGCTGACAAGCGCACTCGTATTGCCTCTAACTATTTCCAAAACTCAGACCTAGCAGTACAGATGTATTCAGGTGCTGACTGGTATCTAACATACGGATTCGTCCCGTTTATTATTGAACTAGACGATGAAGCAAAACTGCCACGTATCCGCATAGAAAATCCTATTGGGGCCTACCCAGAGTTTGACCGCTATGGACGTTGTGTGGCATTTGCCAAGAGATACTCTATGACGCTTGGTGAACTGGTATCTCAGTTCCCAGAGTATGACAGAGAACTTCTGGGTTCAGAGGGATATAAGCAAGACCTTAATGCAACCATTGAAATGGTTCGTTACTACGACAAAGACCAATCTATAATTTATGTACCACGTAGAGAGAATCTAGTTCTTTCTCAGGCTGCTAATCCGCTTGGTAAGATGATGGTTGTTGTTGCACGCAAGCCATCCATTGATGGTGAAATGCGTGGACAGTTTGATGATGTACTAGGTATCCAGTTACTGCGTAACCGATTTGCATTACTTGCAATGGAGGCTGCAGAGAAATCTGTACAGGCACCTATTGTACTTCCACAAGATGTACAAGAACTACAACTTGGTGGCGATGCGGTTATCCGCACATCCAACCCAGCAGGTGTCCGCCGCGTAGAACTTACTCTACCGCAGGGCGCATTTACTGAGCAGAACATTCTTAATCAAGAACTTCGTGTTGGTACACGCTACCCTGAATCTCGTACTGGAAATATTAGCCAATCAGTTGTTACTGGTCAAGGTGTCCAGGCTCTTATGGGAGCATTTGATACACAGGTTAAATCTGCACAAGCAATCTTTGCTGCAACTCTTCGGGACATTATTAGTCTTTGCTTTAATGTAGATGAAATGATTTACTCAGAAGAAAAAACAATTCGTGGAGTAGATTCGGGTTCACCTTATGAGATTACATATAAGCCAGCCAAAGATATCAAGGGTGACTATTCTGCTGATGTCCGTTACGGTATGCTCGCTGGTCTTAATCCAGCACAAGGTCTTATCTTTATGCTTCAAGCACTTGGAGGAAAACTCATCAGCCGAGATATGGCTATGAGAGAACTACCATTTACAGTTAACGTAACACAAGAATTAGAAAAAATTGAAATTGAAGATATGCGTGGTGCACTCCTTGGTTCACTTACGGCATATACACAGGCAATTCCACAGATGGCTACTCAAGGCCAGGATGCCTCTGAAGTTGTACGTAAGATTGCTGCGGTTATCAAGGCTCGTCAAAAGGGTCAAGCACTAGAAGACGCAATTGAAGCCACATTCGCTCCGCAGCAACAGGTCCCTCCTGCTGGAGTGCCACAATCGGTTGAGCAAATGTCCCCTGCTCCTGAGGCTGCTCCAGCAGGAGGCGCTCCTTCTCCAGAAATGCAACTAGGACAGCAACAGCCTCAAGATATACAAAGTCTTTTATCTAGTTTAAGCGGGGCGGGTCAGGCTAATGCAAGTGTAAGAACAATTAGACGACAATAAAGAAAATAGGGGACTATGACAACGATTATTGGTGTTGAATACGCAAATCGTTGCGTGGTCCTAGCAGATTCTCGCGTAGTTGGAGATACAAAGATTTATGCTCACCCAGATATGGTTAAGGTTGTAACAAACGGTAACTTTATTATTGGTGCAGCAGGAGATGTAAGAGCAATACAGGTTATATTACACGGTTGGAAACCGCCAAGTTTAATTAACAAAGACAAAGACAACCTTTTTTCTTTTATGATTAACAAGGTTGTTCCATCGCTTAAGCAGTTATTGGTAGATAGTGGAATCTTAGACTCTAAACCTTCGGATAAAGAGTTTGAACTATATATACTTATTGCAATCAATGGCAGTATCTTTGAAATTGATAGCGACTTAGCAGTTTCCCGAAGTAATATGGGGTATTACGCAATAGGCACTGGCGGAGATTACGCCCTTGGCGCACTATATGCTGGTGTAACACCAGAAGCAGCCATTGCAATCGCTGCACTTAATGATAGTAAAACAGCAGAACCCTTTATCACAGAGACTCAATACAAAAAATGAGCAAAGAGTTCCGCTCAAAGGTAGAAGAAGCATTGCGTATCTTGGTTGATACAGACAGTGTGGGAAAAAATTACATTGCTACTAACTGGATTCTTATATCCGAGTGGGCAGACTATGAAGGCGAAAGATTTTTACACACACAAGTCAGTGATGCTATGACTCCCTGGAACGCAGCGGGAATGATGCAGTTAGCCGAAGAATACAACAGTGAACTTATTGAAAATACTACAGAAACAGAGGATGACCAATGACAACAGCACCAGAAAATCGTGGTGGCGCTAACGGAGGTCCTCAATACAATCCTGCTAATGTCAACCCTTTCGGCGGCGATGGACAAAGTGGCAAAGCAAGTGGATTTAAATACGGTATGAATAAGACTATTGATGACCAGCGTAAAATGGGCAATGCCGCAGTTGCCACTACGGGCGGTGCTGCTACTCCTGCACCGCAACTTCCTCCAGTTACTCCAATTACGGCACCAAGCGAACTTCGCGACCAAAGTGTTATGGATGGCGCATCAATGGGTGATGGTGCTAACAGTATCCCTGGACTTCCAACCCCGTCCGAACCTGACAACGTTGAATTTGATGCCTCTATTCGTGGATATTCACAAGTTTTACAGTTTGTTGCATCTCAACCCAGCACCTCAAAAGAAACTCGTTCTATTATAAGTAACTTGTTGCGCGGTAGCGAAATATGAGTGTATGGAAAAAGATGAATGACCTTACAAAGGGAACCATTGATTGGACCAGAGATGTAGGGCTTTCACTTATTGCTGGTCCTAAATTTTTCTGGGATATAGCAACTGCTCCCTGGAATGACAGGAAAGAATTTAATGGTTTTTTAAATACAATCAGCCAGGCTACGATTGATGCAAATAAAAACACCTTCCGTCCCCTTGGTGGAATTGTTGCTGCAAATTATGCCACTGCTAAAAATATTCTTTGGGAGCCAGCAGCCGCAGTAACGTCCTTCGGGTTAGAAGCCGAGCGTACAGGTACGGGTTTAACAGCAGGATTATTTGATTCTGAAGTTCGTAAAAAAAATCAAGAACAATGGAAAAAGGCTTGGGATAATCGCCAAGAAGTTCCCCTTGGTCAAGGTATGGCTTATTCGCAACCACAGAATGCAATTCTCAAAGGCATATCATCTATCACAGATAATGAAGAATTTCTTCCACAGTATTTAAAATCAGATTTTGATATTTATGACAGCACTCAGCGCGACAGGGCTTTTAAGTCAAGTCTATATGGTAAAATTACATCTGGTATAGGTGATGTTGAAAAACAACTATTCCTAGACCCAAGTTTAATTGTTGGAAAAGCAATCAAAGTTGCTAAAATGGCAGATGATTCATTTACTGCAATCAAAGGAATTGATGCAGCCCTTGCTGGGGAAGTAAATAAGTACTCAAAACTTGGTGACGACTTTGCTGCAAATGATGGTATCTATGCGTTAAACCATCCTTGGATTGGTAAAGCCAACGACCCAGCCTCATCTTCTTATTTACTTGGTGTAACTTCAACCAAAGAAGAAGCCCTACATACAATGAGTGCCCTACTGGGAAACCCTGGCTCTGTTGCAAAACTTGATATATTAAAACGCCCAGACATTGCCGAACCTCTTAGAATAGCAAGCGGTGAATTAAGCCGTAGAGATTTAAAAATTTTACTACGCGATGAAAACAAAATTGCTACAACAGCAGAAGAGGGTATGTTAGACCTTGGCTACCTGCGCACCCCCGAAGAAATCGCAGCCGATAAAGAATTTTTAGCAGTTTGGGCCAAGCACGATAAATATATTTCTCAATTAACTGGGATAGCCTCCCCAGGCACGGCACCTTTGACACAAGGTATTGGGCTAGGAATAACCCAGCGTACTGGAAGTTTTATCGCCTCTGCACGCAGTGTCCCATTTCACAGTTTAGATGTTGATTTACCTAGTGTAAGCGTTTATCAACCAACACCTTTTCATCGGGCATATTATAATTTCTCTTACCCTTTGCGCAAGCGTCCAAGTGGTCTAATGAATCTTAATGAAGGCTCCTCAATTAACGAAATTACTTTTACTGGAAACCGACTTATCAGCAATGGTTACCTTGACTACAACATTGTTGGAAAAGCAATTGATGATTTTGCCGCTGCGGCAAGCCCAGAAGCCAAGAAAATTGTTATTCAAAATTTTGAAAGATTAGGTTTTCTTGCTCTTGGTAAAAAATATGATATATCGCCAGAACAGATGGAAGCAATAATTAAAGGACATATTGTAGCAAAAGATGGATTTTTAAAAGAAGGAAAAGAAACTGGCTATGTTTATGATGCGGTTAATAATGTAAATATTACAAGCGTCTTTTTTGAATCTCAAACATCAAACTTTTATCCAATGGCAAATTTTGATTATATTGAAAGTATTCTTAAACAAGAGTACGGTAGGTTAAAGTTAGTTTGGGGAACAAAAAACCAAATTACAGACACCCTTGAAGCGGTAAATGATTTATGGAAAGCAGGGGTTCTTTTGCGCCTTGGCTACCCACTTCGCAACCAAGCAGATTCTCAGGGGCGTATTCTTGCTGCAGTTGGACTTACTGCCACACTTAAGTACCTTGGCCCAGGCACAAAAAATTTATTTGAAAATCTAAAGGTACCCGCAACTAGAGTTATTGATAACATTAAAAATTCAAAAAATGGAATTAAACCATTATCTTATGAAGAAACAAAAAAACAATTGCAAACTCTTGGTCGTGAAATGGCTGTTCACGAAAAAGAAATTGATAAAATTAATAAAGCCTTGGGTAAAAATCCTAAAGACCTAGATGCCATTGCTAAGTTAGTAGCAGAACAACTTAAGTTGGATACAAAAAAAGTTGTATATGATGCAAATAATGCCTCATTAACAAAAATTGAAAAAGGAAAACTTGCTTCAAGAAAAAAAGGTATAGGGCAGGGAGAAATTACTCTCCCATCAGTTTTTGATACAGCAGATGGATTTGCATATACTATTAATGACGGTTTTGCTGGCGCTACTGGAGAACTCTTTCAAACCCTAAACTCTGGTGAAAGAATCCAATCACGTATTTTAGATAATTTTTCTGATACTTATAGAAGCAAAGTGGTATCTGGTAATCGTGGTTCTGTAACCCCAGACCAGGTTAATTATTATACAGAGTGGGCCAAAACTCTTAATAAAGATTTTAGTAACAGCGCCGTTATTAGAGAACTTCTTAACCCAAAAAATAAAATTGAAAACGTAATTTCCTGGTTAAAGGATTCTAAAGAAGGTGTTGCCTTAAGACAGAGATTGGGTTTGTCTGCAAGGGATGCGGAAGAATATGTTTATCAAGCATCTGGTTTTTTAAATGCTCATATGCCAGTGGGCTCAGGTATACGAGAAAAAATTATATCTGGTGAAAAAATTACGGAAGAATTTTTACGTAATGCAATTAAAGACCCAGACAAATTGCCGATAGTCAATGGATTTGTTATTGAAGAAGCACTTACAAAAGTTTCAAGTTACGGAATAAAAGCATTTGTTTCTTCAGCCTTTAAAATTGTTGGCTCTATGCCAGAAACTGCTTTGGCTAGAAACCCACTATTTCTTAATTTGTATGAGCGTTCATTGGCAAAACGTTTAGCACTTTCAGAAGGACTTAATAAAGGAAGATTTACTGAAAAAGAATTTCAAGACATACAATTAAGTCTTGAAATGGGTGCTCGTAAAGACGCGCTTAAAGGCGTAAATGAGATTCTGTATAGCGTAATAAATCGTAGTAACATTGCAGAAACGCTGCGGTTTACATCTCCCTTTCTATCTGCACAACTTAACTCAATAACAACTTGGTTAAAATTGGGTATTGAGAACCCTCAGGTATTTAGTCGGGCAGTGGCCCTATACAACGCCCCCAATAGTGGTGGTTTCGTAACCGACAAAAACGGAGATATTGTTCCCCCTTATAAGGGTTATGACCCTAATGACACGATGTGGTTTCAGATTCCAAAATCATTAAAGAAGATACCTGTTGTAGGTAAGGGTCTTGAAAGCCTTAACGAGGTTGGAATAACTAAAAGAACAATGGATGTTGTTTTTATGGGCAGTCCATTACAATTAAGCATTGGACCATATATTAGCGTCCCTGTTTCTTATGTTTTAAAATATCAACCTAAATTTTCTGCTGTTGTAAATTGGGCCTTCCCTTATGGGCCATCTACAGATGCAAATTTATTTTTTCCTACTTGGCTCAAAAGATTAACAGAACAAAAAATGGGTGTAAAAGATACAAGTTATGCCAATGATTTTGGTCTTATAATGCAGACGGAATATCGCAAGGCCAGAGAGGCTAAATTACCATACCCTAGTGATGCTGAAATTAAAAAGAAGGTAGATGCTTTTTACAGTATGCGAATATGGGCTTCGCTCATTCTTCCAGTAACGCCTCAATTTGAAAGTCCTTTTAGATTGCATATTGAAAAATATCGCATCTATGTAGAAAAGTATGGCCTTGAGGCTCCTGGTAAATTTTTTGAAGACTACCCAGAATTTTTTGAATTTGCCCTATCTTTTTCACAGAATAAAACAGGCGTTAATCCTTCAATGACCGCTGTGGAAAACAGTAAAAGATATTCAAACCTTATTTCAAAAATTAAAGATGATAACCCAGCCTTAATTGGGGCTATTGTTAATGGTTCAAGTACTTCAAAATTTAATCCTACTGCTTATTGGTGGCAACAACAGACTCCAATTTCCCCTGGAAGTTCAGAAACATTTCGTGGTTCACGAGAGCCAGCAGAGGCAATAAAATTAAACCAGGCAAAAGAAGGTTGGATTAAATTTAGAAAAGTTCAAGATTATATTGATAGCCAGTTGACTGCTCGTGGATTAAGTTCTACAAGACAAAAAGGTGCAGAAGATTTAGCCGCATTTAAAAATACGGCTATTTCCATCCTGGCAACAGTGAAAGACCCAGTAACTGGAAAACCAATTCCAGGCTCAGTGTCCCCCTGGTTTGAAGATTATAACGATGTAAACAGGGTTAAAGTATTACAAACAGTATCGGGTCTTAAAAAAGTTATTACCGATACTACATTTATGAAAGATAATAAAGATAATCCAACTTGGAAATCTGTTATTGTTTATATGAAGATGAGAGATATGCTTGGGCTACAATTAGGAGCACGTAAGTCAGCAGATATTGATGCTAAAAGTAATAGCGATATTAGATTTTTGTATGACGTAGTTGTAAAAAAATTAAAATCAGATGATATCGGATTTTCAGATATGTATGATAGATATCTTTCACAAGATACTGTATACAACAAGTACCTAGGAGTAGCAAATGGACCGTGAGGCAATGATTAGGTTTTTTATGGGACTGGGTGCAACCCGTGAGGAGGCCGAGGCTTCGGTTGGCGGCGGCGGAGCAAACGGTGGAACATCCTCAGTATATGTTGGCGGGACTATTCCAGTCAAAAAAACTGCGGGGCGCCCTGGAAGTCCCGTAAGCGTTATAACTGGTACTACAGAAAACACATCAACAATAGAGGAATCCTATCTTAAGTTTTGGAAAGATAAAACAACCAAAGCAAAAGTAATGGCACGCCTTAAGTTAATGGGTCGTGAAGAGTTGGGCGAGGCTGGTGCCTATAAATTATGGAAAGATACAGTTGATATGGCTGCTGAAATCTATTCATCTGGTAAAGGGTTTAAGATTACGCCACTTGAATTATTAAATCTATCCGCAAAGCAAGCAGCCCCTGCACCCCAACTTCCACAGCGTCAAGTCCAACCACTAGAACGCGCCGAAATAGATAACTTTGTAGATAGCATCTATTTATCAAAAATAGGCCAACTGGCAACCAGCGAAGAAAAAAGTAAACACTTTGCTGAATTTGAAGCAATCAATACTGGAACGGTTACTACAACCAAAAAGGTTAAGAATCCAAAGACTGGCGTTTTAGAAAATGTAAGCACAACTACAAGAGGTTTTAATGAAGATGCTGCCCAAGCAAAGATTGAGGCAGACTTAAAGAAAAATAATCCTCTTGAATACCAACGCCGCAAGGCTTTTGAATTTGCTAATGAAACTACTAAAATAATGTCTGGGGGTATGTAATGCCGATTGCACCAGAGCCTACTGATTCTGACCTACAAGCCCAAGTAGACGCAGCCAAGAAGGCAAGAGATACTGCTTTTAACAATACTGAATTGCAAACTCAAATTCAAATGATTCTTGCTCTTAAAGATACAGACCCAAAACTTCAAGAGGCTTGGAATGCTTATCTCAAAGGTGATGTTGATGGCTTTCGTGCTGCAATATTAGCAAGTAACTTTTATAAAACAAAAAATGCTATGGCACGTCAACGTGCTCAGGCCAAGGTAAGCCAACCTGGTGTATACGAAAGCGACAAAGCAAAGTATAAGGCTACACAAAAGAATCGTCTTATTGGTGTTGGCGTTAAATTTACCGCAGCAATTGAAGCGCAGTTGGATTCTGCCTATGATAATGGTTTAGAGAGTGATGATGAGTTAGATGATATTTTAGGTAGGGCTGGTGTTCTTGGTGACCTTGGTGGTTCTACCCTTGGTTCAATTTCTACGTTAAAAGCCTATGCAAATTCATATGGAGTAGGTAGTCTTTTAGATAGTAACTATTGGAACTCAAAATCTAAAGGTATTTTTGGACAAGATATAACAGCAGAAGATATACAAAAAGAAATTAGGGAACTATCTGCAAGCGCATTTCCTGCTTACGCTGATGGAATCAACAAAGGTATTTCTCTTGCTTCGCAAGGTTCAAGTGTTATACAAACATTTGCAAGATTCCTTGAAGAAGACCCAGATACATTATCTTTTGATGACCCAGATATACGTCAAGTTATGCAATATGTAGACCCAGTTACTGGTAAGCCAGCACGTATGCCGCAGTGGATGACAGAACAAAAAGTAAAGAAAAATTCTAAGTGGGCCTTTACAAACAACGCTAGAGATACTATTGATTCATTGTCTCTTACAGTATTCAGAGATTTGGGGCTTGCATAATGGCATTAACAGAGGCACAATGGAATAGACTTCAAAATAGTTTTCCGCCCGAAGACAGAGAATCTTATGCTTCATATTTAAATGCAATTGGTGAAGATGCACCAACGCCAACGCCAACGCCAACGCCAACGCCAACGCCAGCAAGTGTTGATACAACCGATGAGCGCCAACAGGCTATCTTGGCGGCCAGAGCCAGCGCATTGGCCCTTGAAGGCTTAACACCAACGCCCACACCAATTGTAACAGGAGAACCAACACGCCCTGCTGGCACACCTAAAACTTATATTTATGATGCAACAACTAAAACCTGGGTCAAACCACCAAAACCAGCCGATAGCGCAACCAATACATATATTTGGGACGATGATAAAGGTTGGGTTGCAACAGCGATTAAGGGTACCAAGACAGTAAAGGCCATTACCTATACTGGTACAGGTTTAAATCGCAAAAAGGTAACCACATACAGTGATGATACTTCTCTTACTGAAGATGCACCAGACAGTTCTGGTACTGGATTTGGTACTGGATTTGGTACTGGTCTTGGCACTGGTGGCTTTACTCAAGCAGATATAAATAAAGCAGTTCAAGAGGCTTTAAATGCTTCAACTAAAACAGCAACAGATGCTGCTGCAGCGGCTGCTAAAACCACCGCACGTAAGAATATGATTGAAGTTCTTTACTCCCGTTTCAAGGCTTATGGTCTTGAGACATTGGCAAAAAAGATTGAGCAGTTAGCCATTGATGGTGCAACAGAAGACACAATTACTATACAACTACAGGAAAGCGAAGAGTATAAGACTCGTTTTAAGGCAAATGGCGTTCGCGTTAAGAACGATTTAAAGTACTTATCCCCTGCTGAATACCTTAATCTTGAAGACTCATACCGTCAGGTACTGCGTGCGTATGGACTTAAGACCTTTGACAATGATGCTTATGTATCACAGTTTATTGCCAATGATATGTCTCCAACTGAACTATCTAATCGTGTTGTTACTGCCGTCCAGCGTGTTCGCAATGCAGACCCTGCAGTATCTAAACAACTACGTGATTACTACGGCATAGGTCAAGAAGACCTTGTTGCATATGTACTTGACCCACAACAGCAGTTCCAGAAGATTGAGCGCCAGGTTGCAGCATCAGAGATTGGTGTAGCAGCAGGCCGTCAGGGACTTACTGCTGGAGTAACAGTTGCAGAACAACTTGCAGCACAGGGAGTATCAATGGCTGAGGCTCAAAAGGGTTATGCAACTATTGCAGATATTCTTCCAGGTGCAGAAAAACTTTCTAATATCTATGGTAATACAATGGATGTTTATGGACAAGCCGAAGGTGAGCAAGAAGTGTTTAACTCTCTTGCATCTGCCCAACGTAAGCGTCAAAGACTTTCTGCCACTGAAGCGGGAACATTCGGCGCAAATGCTGGTATGAATAGGGTATCCCTAACTAGCGGAAAAGCAGCAGGCCAAATATAAAATAGAATCCTATGTGACCGACCAGCCCACATAGCGTATAAGACTGGTAGTAAGAGCCAGGCTAGTTCCCCGACTAGAATCTGAGGCTTGCGATTCAAACGAATAGAAGGGTGGGTTGCTATGAGCAACAACTACTGGGATGAAGACGAAGACGACCTAGATACCGAAACCGAAGTGCAGATGGATGGAAGTGACTTACTTAAAAAGTTACGAAAAGCCAAGCGCAACGATGAGAAGCGTATCAAGGAACTCACTGAGCAACTTGAGGGATTATCCAAGGCGCAGCGTGAGCGTGTAGTCAAAGAGGTCCTAGAACAGAAGGGTGTCAATCCAAAGGCACAACGATTAATCCTAAAAGACTTGGATGATATTAGCGAAGAGTCAGTTAATACCTGGCTTGAAGATAATGGAGACTTGTTTGGATTAATACAGCCAGAGGTAAATCAAGAGAAAGAACTAAACCGTGCAGCCTTACGGCAGCAAGATGTAGTTACTCAACTTGGTACGTCCCCTGACCGAGCAGAAGATTTATTGAGTCGAATTAATAATGCGGCATCCGCAGAAGAACTTAACTCAATCATCTACTCTCAACAGCAATAAATACATAGTAATTTCATAACTCACCTAGGAGGTGAACAACAATGGCTAATGCATATACATCCTCTACTGGCAATCTCGCTGGTACCGCTGGTGGTGCAGGTCTCGTCCAAAAGGCGTATGACCGACTATTAGACTTTGCGTTGCGTTCAGAACCCCTAATTCGTAGTGTCGCAGATAAGAAGCCCACTAAGTTAGCAAACCCTGGCTCAACCGTAATTCTACAACTATACGCAGACCTGTCTGAACAGACAACTGCTCTGTCAGAATCAACTGAGCGTGACTCAGTACAGATTGCTGCTCCAACATCAGTTACTATTACTCTTGCTGAGTACGGTAACTCTGTCCTTGTTACACGTGCTTTGGAACTATTCAGCCTTGCTGATGTAGACCCAGCAATTGCTAACATCATCGCTTTCAACCTTGCAGGTTCAATTGATACAGTCGCACAGACTGAACTTCGTGGTGGTACTAACATCATCTACGGTGGTACACGTACTAACACAGTAACAATTGCTGCTACAGATACAATCACTTCTGCTAACATCCGTAAGGCTGTTGCTAAGTTGCGTTCAGGTCTGTCAGTTCCTCGTAAGGGTTCAATGTACTGGTGTGGTATCCACCCAGAAATCTCACACGACCTTCGTGCTGAGACTGGTGCTGGTGGATGGCGTTTGCCTCACGAGTACAACTC